ATCAGGCAAAGAGTCTCTCTGTTTCCAAATGTACCAAAGAGGTGTACAACTCTCTAAAGGAGAAGTTGAGGATCCTTCCTTCTTTTTCGCATGGTATCAGGGCGATGAAAAACTTAACTACAAGGATGAAGACAACTGGCGTTTAGCCAATCCTTCTTATGGCGATATCCTATCTGCAGAAGATATGAAATCTGCTTCGCTCTTGACTCCAGAGGCTGAATTTAAAACTAAAAGACTTAATCTATGGACTGACTCTGCTCAGACTTGGATACCAACTGACGCATGGGATGCATTAACTGTTAAAGACAGAGAGCAGATACCTGGCGAAGATGTTATACTTGGCTTTGATGGATCTTTTAACGGAGACTCAACAGCAATTGTTGCTTGGTATCTTGGTGGAGAAAAGCCTCACTTAGATATTCTAGCGATTTGGGAAAGACCAGATGATGCAGATCAGAACTGGTTTATTCCAGTTGCTGAGGTAGAATCCTGTATAATAGATGCATACAGAAACCCAGATTACAGCATTCGTGAGGTAGTCTTTGATCCTGCAAGATATTCTAGAACTTTTATGCTATTTGATGAAGAGGGAATGCCAGTTGTGTCTTATCCAAACTCAGCAGAACGAATGGTACCAGCAACAGCCAAATTTTACGAGGCAGTTATGAATAACTCATTTACTCACTCAGGACATGAAGCATTAAATAGACATGTAGCCAACTCTATGACGAAAACATCCTCAAGAGGACTCATGATTCAAAAAGCAAACAGCAAAAAGAAGATTGACGCTTGCGTAGCAGCAATCTTTTCTTATGATCGTGCCACAGTGCCAGTACCAGTAAAGCCTGTAGCAAGATTCTTTTCACTATAAGGAGAAACATGAAAACAAAGAAGCCAAACATAGACTGGTCGTTAACGACTGAAGTAATTGGTGTAGGACTAGCAGCATATGGCTTATTCTTAATCTTTCCTCCTGTTAGTTTCATCGCACTTGGCGGATTTTTAATCTGGGCTACGGAGAAAGAATAACATGGCAATAGCAGGTCAATATAATTTTACACTAGATCAGGGTTCTACATGGACACTACAAATAGTCTATAAGGATTCAAATGGCGTAGCAGTTAACCTAACTGGCTACACAGCAGAGATGCAGGTTCGTCGCAAGTTTGATTCTGATACTCCTGTACTTACTCTTTCTACTTCAAATGGTGGAATCACAATCGTTCCTCTTACAGGAACATTAAATTTAATAGCAACAGACGAGCAAGCAAACATTGATCCAGGATTCTATGTTTATGACTTAGAACTAAGCATTGGTGGAACAAGATCTCGTTTAATTCAAGGCCAAGTCACAGTTAGCGGAGAGGTTACAAGATAATGACTTCAATATCAAATCAAGTAGTAGTCAATGAAACAAACAACATTGTAACCGTTTCAGCACCAGGACCAGCAGGAGCACCAGGAATCACTGGAGCCACTGGCCCTACAGGAGCCACAGGAGTTACAGGAGCAACTGGTCCAACAGGAGCAGGAGTAACTGGTGCAACTGGCCCCACAGGAGCAACTGGAGTTCAAGGATTAACTGGACCATCAGGTTCTACTGGACCAACAGGAGTTACGGGAGCAACAGGCGTTACAGGAGATGTTGGTCCTACAGGAGTTACAGGAAGCACAGGACCCGTTGGAGTAACTGGCGTAACTGGCCCTATTGGTGCAACAGGAGCATCTGGCTCAACAGGCTCACAAGGAGTTACAGGAGATGTAGGTCCTACTGGCGTTACAGGTCCAGTTGGTTTAACAGGAGTTACAGGCCCTCAAGGAGTTACAGGCGATGTTGGTCCTACAGGAGTTACAGGACCAGTTGGAAGCACTGGAGCAACAGGTAGCACTGGAGCCACAGGAGCGACGGGACCTACAGGAGCCACAGGAGCAGACGGTGTATCTACAAACTATTATGATTACCAAGCAAAGACCACAATAACAACAGGAGATCCTGGTAATGGACATGTTATTTGGAACAATGCAACACAAGTTTCTGCAACACAGATCAATGTTAGCCATATCAATCAAGATGGTGCTGATATTGATATCTTCTTGGCATTGCTAAAGACAAACGACACAATAATTTTACAAGATAAGAATGATTCTAATAACTATCAGAAGTGGACTATTTCTTCAACACCAATTGCACAGACAGGATACTTTGAAGTACCTGTAACTTTGGTTACATCAGCAGGAACTGGAACAACTGGCTTTGCTAACAATCATGACTTAATCTTTGCCGTAAGTGCTGCAGGTATTGTTGGACCTACGGGAGCGACAGGCCCAGTTGGTGCAACAGGAAGTACAGGAGCCACAGGAAGTACTGGTGCCACAGGCGTAACAGGAGTTACAGGACCCGTTGGCGCAACAGGTGCTACTGGACCACAAGGCGTTACTGGAGACATTGGTGTTACTGGTGTTACTGGTCCCGTTGGTGCTACAGGTGCTACTGGTTCACAAGGCGTAACTGGAGACACAGGACCAACTGGTGTTACAGGAGATACTGGACCTACGGGTCCCACAGGCGTAACTGGAGACACTGGACCTACAGGTCCAACAGGTGTTACAGGAGATGCTGGTGTTACAGGTCCCACAGGCGTTACAGGAAATACTGGTCCAACAGGACCAACTGGCGTTACTGGAGCAAGTGGTTCAGAGATAATTAATACAACAAATATTCGTTTTACAGATTCAGGAGCATTAGCAGCATTAACAACAGGTACTGACAACATTGCTCTTGGTATAAATGCTTTAGCAGCAAATACATCTGCTTCTAACAATGCTGCCCTTGGTAGTAATGCATTGGCAGCCAATACTACGGGTACTGCAAACATGGCAGTTGGAACACAAGCATTAAATAAGAATACAACAGGTGGCAACAATATGGCCATGGGTAATCAAACTGCTGGAAATGTTACTACAGGTAGTTTAAATACTGCAGTAGGTGGTGCAGCACTTCTATTTTCTACTGTAGGTCAACATAATTCTTCTGTTGGTGCTGGTTCAAATAGAGCAGCAACATCTATTATTGCAACACTTGCAATTACAAATGCTGGTTCAGGATATACTGACGGTACTTATACAAATGTTACTTTAGTACCAGCAGTTGCAGGTCTTAATCAAACAAATGCATTAGCAACAGTTGTTGTTTCTGGTGGAGTAGTTACTTCAGTTACCATAACAACAAATGGTAATTGCCATGATTTACAGACATATACAATTAGCAATACTCAAGTTGGTGGAACTGGTTCAGGTTTCTTAGGAACAGCAACAGCCCTAACAACTGGTGAATTCAATACAGCCATAGGTTCACAGGCTGGTAGAAGCAATGTTACAGGTTCACGAAATGTATTTATTGGATATAACGCAGGTAGAAATGAAACCACATCTGATAATCTTTATATATCTAATCATTTAACATCAACACCTTTGATTAAGGGCAAGTTTGATTCATCTGGTGGCCCTTCTGGAACAGTAACTGTTAATGGAGCATTAACTGCTAATAGTCTTATTACTGCTGGTGGACTTTCAACACAGTATGTTAAGGGTGATGGATCATTAGATTCAACATCACCAGTAGGTGCTACAGGTCCTACAGGTCCTACAGGACCAACAGGAGATACTGGTCCTACAGGACCAACAGGCGTAGGCACAACAGGTGCCACAGGCCCAACTGGTGCCACAGGTGCGACGGGACCTGAATTAACTGCAGGACCAATAAGATCTACTGCAGGAACATCATCTATATTCTCACAAACAGGTACAGGCGATACATTTGTAATGAGTACTGGAAATCCAGCAATTACAAGTAAATTAACTGTTGATACAATAGATATTAGCAAGGGTGCAGGTTCAGGTGCTAATAACATTGCAATTGGTGTTGATTCACTTATAGCAAATACAACAGGAAATATAAATCTTGCTGTTGGTTATCAAGCACTTAATGCTAATACAACAGGACTTCAAAATGTTGCTATTGGATACAGAGCCTTGGCTGTAGGAACTGATGTACAGGATTCTGTTGCCATAGGAATGCAGGCACTTGAGAACAATACTCAAGACAATATGATGGCTATTGGAAAAGAAGCACTAAAGGCTAATACAACAGGTGGAAATAATACAGCACTTGGCTGGAGAACCCTTGTTGCAAATACTACTGGATCAGGCAATATGGCTATTGGTACTGGTGCAATGGTTGCAAATATAGATGGTAGCGAGAATGTTGCTATTGGTGCTTCTGCACTTGAAGATAATACTACTGGTGACTATAATCTTGCTATTGGTGCTCAAACACTTAGAACCAACACAACAGAAGCATCAAATATAGCAATTGGATTTAATGCCTTAGCCGCAAATACACAAAGTGGTAACACTGCCATTGGTGCTAATGCAGGACAAAATAATACGACAGGCTTTATCACAGCAATTGGACAGGGTGCTTTGTCTAATAATACAACTGGTGATAATGTTGCTATTGGTAATTCTGCAATGGCTAATAACACCACTGGTAGTAATAACACTGCTATTGGAAGACAAGCACTTGGTTCTAATTCAACTGGTATCTCTAACATTGCTATTGGTGCTAATACTATGCCATTTTCAACTACTGGTAGTGGTAATAATGCTATTGGTGTTGGTTCCCTGCAAAATATGCTATCAGGTAATGGAAATGCTGCTAATGGCCAGAATACTTTATATTCAATTAGAACTGGTATTCAAAATACTGCAATGGGATCTCAAACAATGAGATCAAATGTTGTAGGTAATGCTAACACAGGAATTGGTAGAGAAGCACTTAGAGATACAAGTTCTATCATAGCCACACTTGGAACAATTACTGCTGGTAGTGGATACACAGATGGAACTTATTCTGGAGTTACTTTAGAACCTGATAATGATTCATGGTGGATTTTCCCAACAGTAGACATAGTAGTTGCTGGCGGAGTTGTAACAACAGTTACTTTAGTTAATGCTGGAATTGGAATGGTAGTAGGAGCAATTCTTACTATTGATCCATCAGTGGCACCTGCAGGATTGTTGACGGGATCAGGATTTAGTATACCTGTTTCAACTGTAACCACAGGTCAACACAATACAGGTCTTGGATATAGAGCAGGAGCAGGTGTTATAACAGGCTCACGAAATGTGTTCCTTGGATATAACGCAGGTGTAAATGAGACAGGCGATGATAATCTATATATATCTAACTCAACTACATCAACACCTTTAATCAAGGGTAAGTTTGACTCTGCAGGAGGAAATGCTGGATCTGTACGGATTTATGGAGATTTACAATTAACTACAAAGACTCCAGCCTCAGCATCTGCGACGGGAACCGTAGGAACAATTACATATGATACAGACTACATCTATATCTGCACAGCAACTGATACTTGGAAGCGAGTAGCAATCAGCACATGGTAAAATTAACTAAGGGAAAAGGGTAATCAAATGAGTCTATCTAAAAGACTAAAGGCATCTGGCGAAACCAGAGATATGAACAGTCAGTATATTCTTCCATTGATTCCACCTCGTCCTTTGTTTGGTGTAGCCAATACAGGTACATATGTTGATACAGAATCTGCTATTCGTACATCTACCGTCTATGCATGTGTAAGACTGCTTGGAGATACTATTTCTTCATTGCCAATGGGTGCCTATGTACGCAGAGGACGCAATCGTTTGTCTTATGCATCAGTTTATGGAGATGTTCCAGCATGGATTAATACTCCAAACCCAGAACAAACAAGACTAGAATTCATTGAGCAAGTAATTACTTCTATGCACCTACATGGTAATGCATTTATTTTGACGGTACGAGATGATAACAACGAAGTAACAGAACTATATGTACTAAACCCAAATGAAGTAAGAATTGAAAGACCTATCCCAGGAGAACCACTTGTTTACAGAGTTAAGGATATAGACAATAATCTATATGACCAAATTCTAACAAGTAACGAAGTTCTTCACATTCCACTATTTAGAATGCCAGGATCATACTATGGCTTAAGCCCAATTGGTGCTTGCCGTATGTCTGTTGGTATTGCACAGGCTTCTGATACATATGCTGCCTCATATTTTGGTAACGCTGCTAATCCTGGTGGAGTTATTGAAGTTGCAGGAGAATTAAACTCAGAACAAGCAGCAGATATTGCTCGTAATTGGCAAGAATCACACTCAGGTCCATACATGGCAGGTAAAGTTGGTATTCTTTCTGGTGGTGCAGCATTTAAGCCACTATCACTCAATGCACAAGATGCACAACTACTTGAAGCAAGAAAGTTTAATGTTGAAGACATTGCAAGAATCTTCCGTGTTCCACTGACACTACTAGGACACCCTGTTGCAGGTGCTATGTCCTACTCATCTGTAGAAGCACAGAACCTTTCATTTGTACAGTATTCATTGCGTTCATTGCTAGAGCGTTTGGAACAAGCACTATCTCCACTACTTCCTGAGTCAGATGGATTTATTAGATTTAACCTTGATGCACTTTTGCGAGGAACAACAATAGAACGCTTTGACGCATACACAAAGGGATTAAGAGAAGGCTTCTTATCACTAAACGATGTACGCAACTACGAAGACTTATCATCACTTGGTGATCCAGGAGATCAATACAGACTTCCTCTACAAAACATTGATGCTTCACAAGCACCACTTGTTGGAGATAAGATGAAGGCTGAAATTGCCTCTATCTTGGTCCAGGTTGGATACAATCCAGATGATGTGGCTAAGATGCTAGATATCTCAGAACTAACTCACACAGGATTGCCTTCAGCACAACTACAGCAAGTATCCTTAGTTGATCCAACAGATCCAAAGGCTGCTTACAGTGATGAGGTCAAGGAATAATGCCTGTAGACAATGTTCCAGAGTTCATTAAAAATAATGCACAAAGAGGATTGGACTATTTGGGAGAAGGTTTTGGTGGCGACGGTCTAACTGAAGGTACCAAGAGAGCAGCAAGAGAGATGGCAGCAGGTCGTATCTCTGATGATAAAGTAAGAAAGATGGCTCCTTGGTTCGCAAGACACAAGGCAGATGGACAAGCACCACAGAACAAAGACTCTTCAGACCCAGGATATCCTGGTGCAGGATTAGTTGCTTGGCTGCTTTGGGGTGGAAATGCAAACTTTGATGATGCTGCTCAGGACTGGGCACAACGCCAAATAGATAAATTAGATAATGAAACTAATAAAGCAAGGAGTAAGATGAAGAAGACAGAACGCCGTACCTTTACGGTCAGAGACATAGAGGCAAGACAGGCAGACGACGGTACTATGCGTATGGCAGGTTATGCTGCTGTGTTTAACGAAGCATCTGTTCCTCTGCCATTTATTGAGAAGATTGCTCCTGGAGCATTCAGAAAGACACTATCTGAGACACCAGATGTTCGTTTATTGGTTAACCACGAAGGATTACCTATGGCCAGAACCAAAAACGGTACAATGAGATTGTCTGAAGATGAAAAAGGACTATTCTTTGAAGCAGAACTAGCAAACACACAAGAAGCAAGAGACCTATATACACTTGTTGAGCGTGGTGATGTTGATCAAATGTCGTTTGCATTTAGAGTTATCCGTCAAAATTGGAGCAAAGACCGTTCAGAAAGAACCCTTACTGAGGTAAGCCTTTCTGATGGAGATGTATCAATCGTCACATATCCTGCATATACTGCAACTTCTGTAGAGGCCAGAGAATTAATTAAGAGAGCAATGTCTGAAATAAAAGCGGGAAGAGAAATAACAGGCGAATCACTATTAGTATTAAAGCAAATCTTTGGAGACTTATCTGAAGGTCACGACTACATCATGAAGGCAGTAGAAGTAATGTCTA